GGGAATGCACTACATGAATTGTGTTATTGCTGAGTGCAAAGCCAAATTTGGCACCCCAAAGCGCGACGCCAGCAATATGAAGGCAGTTATGAGATACGCCACCTCAATCATGCAGTCCCACGGACTTCGTCCGTCGCACGTTAGGGACTACGTTGGCATGGTTGTTAGTATGGTGTTTGTCCCATCGAAGTCTGAGCTTGAGGGGCTCCAGCTCCTCAATTCCGGGGCCGCTGTCTCAAGGAAGTTAGAATACATCCTTGAGAGCACGGTTGCTGGGCTCACCCAAGCCAATTGAGGGGGCTTGCAGGAGTTGGAGGGATTGGATCAGCACTCGAGTCTGAGCCATCCACAACTGGTTCTCCAACGAACGCAGGCGCCTTGCCGGGTGCGTAGATTCCATGTAGTAACCTGCATCAGTGGAAAGCTGCGCACTTTGAAAATCAACAATGCAGGTATAGATACACTCAATGCAGCGCTTTTGGAGCGCATGTACTTTTGTAAAATTGGTGGGGCCTTTGTTCCACCTCCCCCTGTGGATGGACGTCACGTGTTCCACACACTAAGGGATTTTCGTTGCAAGTTGCTGAAGAAGTTCGGGCCTGCACCTGCCAAACTATATCCGGAGGAATTCGTCGATATGTTTCGTGGGCGCAAGTGGACAATTTACAACAATGCTCTGGAGGAGTTTTATGAGAGAGGCGTGCAACCCAAGCATGCAGTGAGTGCAGCCTTCGTCAAATGTGAGAAGGTTAATCCGACTAAGGCACCTCGGTGCATACAACCTCGTCACCCAGTCTACAACATTGGAGTAGGGTGTTACCTCAAGCATATTGAACATCGATTATATGATGCTGTGGGGAAGGTCTTCGGAGATAAACACGTCATCATGAAAGGTTATAATGTTGAAGAGATTGGTAGAATCATTGATGACAAATGGAGCTCATTTACGAGTCCTATCGGAATCGGTCTCGACGCCACCAAATTTGATATGCATGTGTCGGCGGAGATGCTCAATTGGGAGCACTCAATTTACAAAGCGCTTTATCCTCACGATAAGGAGCTAGCCAGACTATTGAAGATGCAAATCAATAATAAGGGTGTTGGGTATTGTGATGATGGTAAGCTCAAGTATAGTGTAAAGGGAAGGCGATTTAGTGGTGACATGAACACGGCCCTGGGCAATTGTTTGCTCATGTGTGCTATGGTTTATGCTTACGCTAAGGATCGTGGCGTGCCCATCCGATTCATCAACAACGGTGATGACTGTGTTGTGATGATGGAAGAAGAATACGAGCAACAGTTTATTCACGGCTTGGACGAATGGTTTCTCAAGTTGGGGTTTAGAATGACACGTGAACCAACTGCTAGACGGTTGGAAGAAGTGGAGTTTTGTCAAATGCGAGTGATTGACACAAGTAGAGGAAAGATTGCCGTGCGAAATTTCGACACAGCAAGAGAGAAAGATAGTATGTGTCTATTCCCACTCGACTCCAAGACAGCTATGCAGAAGTGGCTGTTTTCAATTGGAGAATGCGGGTTAGCGTTGTGTGGTGGTGTTCCAATCATGGAGAGTATGTACAGATGTTACATGCGTAACGGATTAGACACCAGCAAAATGGCGGACAGTGTGCAGATGCAGTCAGGAATGCAATTCCTCCGAGTGCGTCTTGAAGCCAAAGAGGCAGTTATCACACCTGAAGCCAGAGTTAGCTTTATGAGTGCTTGGGGATACACCCCGGACGAACAGCGAGCTCTAGAAGAATACTATGACAACTTAGTCATAGACCACACAGTTAACCCGATTGATAATTACTTACTTTATCAGCCATCCCCATTCTAATGAGATATCATGGTAATTATTGTGGTCCAAATTGGTCAGCAGGAAAGCATCAGGGCAGTGTTGTGTCTGATGTGCCTTCTGTTGATGAGTTTGACGATACGTGCAAAATCCACGACGCAGCTTATGCTACCGGAGCTGATCTTCTTGATGCTGACATTGAGTTTGTGCGTCAGAATTTTGGCAAAGGAGTCAAGAGAACCCTCGCCGCCACGGCGGTGGGTGGTCAAGCTGCGGTTCGGGCCGTTGATAAATTCATTCCTAAAGTTTATCAAAGTGAGAAGATGACCAAATTACGAGGTAGTAAAATCGAGGCGCCGGTTGGCGCAAAAATAAAGAAAGAGCGGGGTAACTCGGAAGTGTCGCTGCCAGCAATTGTTGGTAGTGTCCTGAGAGGAAGCTCAGCAAACACAACGAAGAAAAGTGACGATAGCATAATGATGGACGTGCAGGTTTGTCTCGGCAGACCAGCAGCATCATCTCAGTTTGTACTACCTGAGATGGTGGCACAGCAATATCTATCCCCCATTAGTGTTGGCAACGATGAGGTTCAAAATATGACCCGAGTGTACCAACATTATCGCATTACCAAAGCAGCAATCGAGTTTCGTGCCTTCCAGGGCACTAGCACCGGTGGTGAAGTCATTATTGTGGCCGACAGCGATCCAAATTATCGGCCTATCAACACCGGCACAAACTCAACATTCTATCAGCGAGCTTTAGCAACCAAGCATAGTTTGTTGACCCCTATCTGGCATTCAGCGTCCATGGATTTACCAGTGGACTCTGGGTGGAAAGTGTGTGACAATGCCAACAGCACAACTCTTGAAGAGTTCTGTGCTGGCGTTATCTACGTTTACTCTGATGGGGCCAACTCTATTCCGGGTTATTACTTGCTTCACATGAAGATCGAATTTCAAGGTTTGCGATTTAATAGCAGAAATCTCATTTCAGGGTCATATCTTGGTCTTGGCACCCGCGTGTCATTGACCAGTTCTGGTGCCACTACTGGCGCCGATTTCTTATTGACTGGAAGTGGATTCACCGTAGGGGATATCTACAGCGTCCAACACAGCATTACAGGCACCACATTCAACGCAGGAACAGCATCGACGTTAGTCAACTTGCAATCTGGCACTGGCACAATTGCATTTACGTTGACCAACTCTCAGTTGTTCTATTGTCGTGCGACAAGCACCACGGTGTTGCAATGTTTCACAACATATGACGCAGCTGTCGGTAGTGACGTCAGTGATCGACTCATTTATGCGTTGACCGCTGCGGGCACCAACACGTATCCTGCATGCATAGTCACACAACTTCGCAATAGCGCTCAACCAACACTGTAGGTAGGAAATTCAATGAAAAATTTAAACATAAAAATTAGTAGACAACATTTAGACGGAAGTCGCACGGAGACCGTGGATTGGGAACCCAGAAGTAAAGCGTGGTGGTGTACGCATGGACTGATAGCTGGATGTTGTTTTATAGGATCATTGCATATTAGTGTAGGATAGTAGCAAGTAGGATAGTCGGACATGGAGTGGTTTTTCTCACACCCACTCTATCTATGGTGCCTCAGCGAGGTACAAACATGGGGTCCCGGTGGCTAACACTGGGGGGCAGCCCGCGATGGTGAGACCAGCAC